TCGCGGCGATCCTTGCTGGCTACTTTATTTTCGCGGGCATGTCAGCCTTCGGATACAACGCCAACGAGTCTTACGTTTCGCTGCTCGGTCAGTGGGGCATGCTCATCATGTCGTTCTATTTCGGCGGGCGCACTCTTGAGAAAATCATGGAGATGCGAAAAAAATGAACGACCACAAAGACCTGATGGAAGTCGCTAGGCTCTGGAAAGAGACCGGCTGGCTGACTGCGGTCATCGGCGGCGCTGGCATGGTTGCGCGACTCTTAGCCAACCCGATCCAAGGAACGATCTGGGACAGCGTGCGGCGCGTCATCATGGCGGCTATCGTCTCGACGCTCGCTTGGTTCATCGTTGAGCAAATCGAAGTCAGCTCACTTGTGAAGGCGGTCACCTACGGCGTCGCCGGGCTGCTCGCGCCGGAGATCATCGACGGCATCACGACGCTGGCAAAAAAGTATTCCAAGAACCCGGGCAAGCTGCTCAAGAAATGAACCCGAAGGTCATCACGGCGGCGCTCGCAGCGGTCGTCGTTTGTTTCGCAGGCGTCGGAGTGGTCACGGTCAAATCGGTCTCGAAGCACATCGCGGCGAGCGACAAAGAATTTGCGATGACGAGCAACGTGCTCAGTCCGCTTTTCGACATTTACGGGCTGGCTATCGTGGACGGTCAGGCAAAGGCAAGCAAGGGACTGATCAACGCGAACGAGTTTTGCGACTCGCTGGCGAAGCTCCAAGCTGAGGCGGAGCGATTGCTCGCAGAATTTGGCAACCCGACACAACTCGTGGCGCAGCACAAACTCGTTGCAGCCTACCTCAAAAAAGCGCGGTCAGCCTGCGACGCCGGGCAAATTGAAACGCTCAACTCGCCCGCCATGACCGCCGAGCTTTACGCGGTTATCGAGCCGATGACGGCGCTGATCAACAAGGCTCTGCACGAAGAGCTGACGATTTCGCGAACGCACAAGGACGCCGCGGATCGGGCTCTGCTTACATTTGAACGCTTTGCAAGCGTCGCGGCCGGGCTTGGAATGGTCTTTGCCGTCGCTCCGTGGATCGGCGCGAAGAAGAAGCCGGTCGTCGCAATCGCTCCAAAGGGTCGGAAAAAGAAGACAAAGCGCTGATCGGTTTTGACGGCCATCGCTTAGGCGATGGAACCCGTCATTACTTTCTCAGCCTCCGCAGGCGTCATCGATGCCGAAGCCGGCATCATTCGCGGCGTCTCGCTGATCACGAAAGGGCCGGCGCTGGGCCACGGCGTTATGATTGACGACAAGACCTTGGAGCAGGTGAAGACCGCGGCCGAGCAATACGCGGGCGGGCTCAAGGTAAAGCTCAACCACAGCGGCGGCGCCGGCGACATCGTCGGCTACATCGACACTCTGCGCATCAGCGGCGAGAAGCTGCTCGGCGATTTGCACCTTTTGCAAACTTCGCCGCATCGCGCTTACATTTTGGAGATCGCCGAGCGGATTCCAGACACGTTCGGGCTCTCAATCGCGTTCTCGGGTCCGTCGGAAAAAAGCACGGACAAACTCACGACTTTGCAACGGTGCTCGGAAATTTACTCGGTCGATCTCGTCAGCGAACCCGCTGCGAACCCGAACGGATTTTTTGCGCGCAAACTCAAACAATTTGAGAGCGACGCCAGCGAGTCGCCGGAAGCAGAAATCAAAATCGAAATTCCTATGAACGACGAAATGAAAAAGGCCATCGAAGGCATGATTCAGTCTGCCATGATGGGCATGAACGAAAAAGTCGCGAAGCTCGAAAGCGCTCTCGCTCCCAAAGAAGAGAAACCCGCCGCGATGAGCGCACAGAACGAAGTCGTGCAGCTCGCCGCCAACGCCGCCGCACTCGCAGCGGTCAAAGAATTTGCCAAGTCCTTCGGTGCGCCAGCCGCCCCGATTGCCTCGGCCGAAGCAGTCAAACCAGTCGCAAAGGTCGAGAAGTTCGAGGACGTCGTCGCCGCAAAAGCCACTGAGCTGAAGGGCAACAAATCCGAGGCCATCACCTTCGCGATCAAAAACCATGCTGACCTCTACGCCGCCTATCGTGCGCGCGTGCAGGCCGGCGAACTCGTCAAACTCTAATCAAAACCTACCATGGCCACTTCATTTAACCACACCGGCACTTTCTTGGCGAACTCGGCTATCACCGCGTTTCGTCTCGTGTCGATTTCCAACAACCGAGGTGTCGGTCTTGCAGCTACCGCCTCTTTGCCTGACGGCGTCGCAACGATTGACGCCGCTTCCGGCGATCAAATCACCGTCGAATTCCTCGGCGGCGGCACCATTAAAGCTACCTTGCTCGCCGGTCCTGTGACCGTGGGCGACACGCTTTTCTCCACCGCCAACGGAACCGTTGCCATCACCGGCACGATCACGGTCGGCAAATCTCTCAGCACCGCTTCGGACGCATCCACGATCATCGAGATGCTTCCCAAGAACATCTAATCCTCAAAAATAAATTACCATGTATTCAAATTCCGCAGCCATTTTCCGTGGCGACATCGCTGGCGTAGTTGAGCAGGCAAAAGACTGGGAGGCCGGTCTGATCGGCACCGCCGTCATGCCAATCCTCGACGTGCCAGTCCGCGCCGGCCAATACCCATCGTTCGTTCTCAAAGAGGGCCAGCTTCTCAAGAGCGACATGAAGAACCGCGCTCCATACAGCGATTACGCTCGTGGCACCCGCGCCTTCACCCAAGACACCTACACCGCTCTGGAATACGGCTACGAGGAGGCGGTTGACGATACCGTCACTCTCGACGTTGCCCGCTTCTTCGATGCCGAGGTGATGGCCGCAAAACTCGCCAAGCGCAAACTCTTGCTCGCGCACGAGCTTCGCGTCGCCTCGAAAATCTTCGATACCGGCGCGTTCACCTCGACCAACTCTGGCACCGCCTACACCGTCGCCAATTTGGCCACGTTCGACGTCGGCCAAGACGTGCAGGAGGCTCTCGACCGGATGCTTGCTCGCGGCGAGTCCACGACCAACACCCGCGTTGTCATCCCATACCCAGTATGGACCCGCCTCCGCGCTTCCACGAAATTCCAAAACCGTTTGCGCGGCACCGGTCTTTCGTCGGACACCATCCTGAACGCCAGCACCCAAGCGGCCGCCGAAGTCTTCGGCGTCGCCGAGGTTCTGATCGGTCGCGCTTCCTACGACAGCGCACCCGAGGGAATCGCCTTCTCCGCCGCAAACGTCTGGGCCAACACCTACATTTGGGTGGGCTCGGTAACGCAGGCTTCGGCTGGCTACTTTGGAGGGGGAGCAGGCTTCACGTTGAACTGGTCCGAATACGGTCCAGCCATCGGCGTCTCGACCTACCGCGAAGAGAAGATCAAGTCGAACATCGTTCGCGCCTCGCAATATACCGCCGAGAAAATCGTGAACTCGAACGCTGGTCAGCTTATCGCGACCCAGTATTCCTGATCTTAACTAGGTTCGGAAAACAGCCTCACGCTTTACGGCGTGGGGCTTTTTGTTTTGACCGCTCCGAGCGTTGGTCAAGACCTGACGCACACAACACAACGACCATGATACTTTCGCTTTGCGTAATTACGGGAAACGAAGCGGCGCAAATCGGCGCGATGCTCGACAGCTTCGACGGCGTGATTGACGAGGTCTCACTCGTTCGCGCCATCGGCTCGCAGGAACCGGACGCGACCGAGCAAATCGTCCGCGACTGGTGCGCGGCGCACTCGGTCGGCTTTATCTTCTCCGAATACAAGAACGGCGCCACGGCGCAGGCATGGAAGCACGTCGATTCGTTCGCCCGAGCGCGCAACCAAGCGTTCGCGCAGGCGTGCGGCGACTGGCTAATTTGGGCCGACTGCGACGACGTGATTGCGGACGCCGAGAAGCTGCGGGACAGGCTCGCCGAGCTATCAGACGACGTGCTCATGGTCCGTTGTCCCTACGACGTGCGCGGGACCGGGAAGAAGCTTCACCGAGAGCGCATCGTGCGGCGCAGCGCATTTGCAAGCGGGCGCATCTGGCATCACGACGTGCACGAGAATCTGCTCCTACTTCCGAACGACCGGCACTTTGACTGGGCGACGCCGGTCTGGCATCACCAGCCGATTGCGATCAAGCAGGACAACCGCAAACGAAACTTGGCGATCCTCGGGCGCAGCGTGGCCGAGTCCGCCACTCAGTATTTCTACGTCCACCAAGAGCATTATTGCGCGGGCAACAAGACGGCGGCGGAACAGTTCGGACGCATCGCGCTAAGCTTTCCGAACCTTGACGACAGCTTCCGCTACGAAGTCGGGCTCAACCTTGCGCGGCTCGTCGCTTCCCGGCGCGAGGCAATGCAGTTCGCAATGTCGGCGCACGGTGTTTTCCCTTGGTGCCGCGAGGCAATCGCGTCGATTATCCTGCTCGCGTTCGAGCGCAACGACGGCAAGCGGGCGAGCTTCTGGGCGTCGCGGATGCTGAGCCTGCCCGAGCCTACCGAGAAGGACCGGCCGTGGACTCACGAGGTCAAGTGGTATGGCTGGGCCGGGCACGACCTCGCGGCGCGTGCGTTCCGTCTCGCCGGCCAACTCGACGACGCGGCTGCGATGCAGCTCGTGTTTCACAAGCACACCCAGCCGAAGATCCGGCTCACGCAAAAGACGCTCGGCAACTCGACCAAATCAGTTGCGTTCCGCGACGCTTGGCTCTCGACGGCGGCGCAGCCGGAGCGCATCGAACACCGCTTCCTCGTGCGCGCTGACGATGCCGAGACGATGGGGATGGCTAAGCAGTTCCTGCACGACGTAGGCGAGCCGAGCGCAGCCGAGCCGGGCGTGATTCAGGTCAACGCAGAGGACGGCATGGTGGCACCGCACGGCTGGGACGAACGCATACTTGCGAGCGGCTGCACGCTGATCGACGCGGAGAACATCGAGCAAATTCTGGGAGCTAAAAAAGCATGATTCCCGAGCCTGCAATCGTCGTCTGCACAACCAACGCGCGATGTCTGGACGTGCTCAAGGCGTCGGTCAAAGCCTACGTGCCGCGCAACATTCGCACCTATTATTTTCACGGCGTCGGTAACACGTTCGGCGAGGCTTACAACCACGCGGCGAGCATCGCGTTTAAGGAGCACGACGAGCTGGTCATTTGCAACGACGACATAGTTTTTACGCCGACGACGTGGGAGACCCTGCTTTACGACGCCTACGCGTTGCGCCAGACGTTCGGGAAAATTGGCTACGTCGCAGCACGCTCGGACTACGCACGCGGGACGCAAAACATCCGTTGCGGCAAAGGGCGCTTGGATTTGCTGCGCTTTGAGTCGGAGGAATACGTGGTCGAGACGCGGGTCATCGCTCCGATTTGCGCGTGGATTCAGCGGGAGGCATGGGTGGACTTCCCGCCGATCAACTGGTTTTCCGACGACGTGCAATGCGCGGACATGAAGCGCCGGCACTTCATCTCGCGGGCCTACGTGCATCACGTCGGCTCTCAGACCTGCGGCAACGACGGTGCGAAGTGCAAGGCCGACGCCGAGCCGTGGCTAAAAGCGAACCGGCCGGCGATGCACGCACAGCACTTCGGCGCGGTTTGACGAACTAAGCATTTATATGGCCGCCGTCCGAGACTTCGACCCGACGCAGATAAACTCCGACTTCTCCGCGATCTTGGAGCAGGCCGGCATTTCGTTCACGTATCAGGGCGTCGCGGTGACTGGCATCTGGTCAGCGGCGAGCAATGCGTTTGCCGACTTCGAGGACCAGCGCCGCGATGACAGCAAGTTTACGATCTTCCTTTTGACGACGAGCGTCAGCGCTGCGCCAAAGGTGACGCAGACACTGTCCCGAGCTGGAATCACCTATTACGTTGAGCGCGTGACGCTGGACGCCGAGGGCGCGGGATGTGAGCTGGGCGTCGCTAAGGTTATATGATTTCGATCTTCTCAGACACCAAGAAGCTCGAATATGCGCTGGCGAGACTCGCCGACGCCGCAAAGGTCGATCTTGGTCTGGTCATTAAGCAGGAAGGCGCATACGTCGCCCGGACGATCATGCAGATCACGCCGCCGACTGGCGACAAATTGCCGAAAGGTTCGCAGACTCAGATCCCACTCGTAACCGGCGGAACGATCACGAAAACCAAAGCGGGCGGACTCAGCACGAACGCACGGAAGCAAGGCGAGAACGCAATTTTGGGCGATTTGTTTGGCGGGCGACAACTGGCGAAGGAAAAAAGCATCGGGCTTTTTCAAAAGATCGGGAACTCAACGGAAGTTCCGCCACGCGACGGGCAGAACGAAACGATGGGCGTAAACCTCGGCTGGGAAGGCTCGAAGAAAATCCGCATTTATCGCAAGTTCTGGCAACCGGGCGCATCCATTGCTCAGATGCGGGCGTTTCATTACGCGAACAGAAATTCACGCGGGAGGCCGAAACAAGTCACGCGCAGCGCAATCGGTCGCTGGCAGGTGCAGGATCAAATGTGGATTTCTAATCAGGCGGCAGACGCGTATCTGAAATACACTCAAAAAAAGGTCGGTCTCGCGAAGGCTGGATTTGCTGCGGCTGCAATGGCGTGCGGCGTTCGCGTGCCGGCTTGGATTCGTCGGCACATGGCAAAGGCCGGAACCGCGCAAGTGCAGTTCGGGCAGAATCCTTTCGTGAGCGCACGGACCACCGGCAACAAGATTCCAGACCTGCAACGCGTGGTCGATTCGGCTTTGAAAATTCGCTACAAGGTCACGCTCTCGAAGATCCGAGCACTCAACGCCAACCGCGCCGTGAATCTTGGATTCGCAAAAGTGAAGGGCGGCATGGTCATACCCAAAGAAGCATGAGCACCCGAACAAACATCCGCAACGCCACCGCCAACGCATTGACCGGCGCTCTCGTAGTTCCGACGGCGAACATCCTCAGAGGCAGGAACAACACGATTGCGAGCATCAGCTTCCCGGCCGCTGCCGTTTACGCGGTCAGCGAGCAGATCGAGGTGCGCACGCTCGGGCCGAGCAACCGCACGCAATACCGGCAGCTTCAGCTCGTGGTGGACTACTTTACCGCCGAGAGCGGAACCTATCTGATTGACGACCTTTTCGACACCGGCAGCGCAGCGGTTGAGGCGGCGGTTCTCGCGGACGTGACGCTGGGCGGGCAGTGTCAAGACCTGCATTTGACGAGCGTCGAATATACGATTGAGCCAGACGAGGACCGGCGCTTCGGCTCGGCTCGGCACACTTTCAACTGCATTTATTTTTCAACCGACTAACCTCATTTTATGGCAACCAAACTCGGCCGCGAAGGCCTAATCAAATTATCCAGCACGACGATTGGCGAGCTGCGCAACTACGCTCTGACCCACACCTCCGACACCGTGGAAGATTCGGTCATCGGCGACACCTACCGCACCCGGCTCGCATCCATGAAATCGTTCTCGGTTTCTGGTGACCTTTACTGGGACGAAGGCGACGCCGGCCAGCTCCTCATCACCATCGGCTCGCAGGTCACGCTCAACCTTTATCCAGAGGGCGGCAGCACCGGCGACGTTTACTATTCCGGCGCGGCCATCGTCACCCAGTTTAACGTCTCCGCGTCATTCGATGGCATTATCGAGGGCTCGATCGCCTTCGAGGGCAACGGTCCGCTCAGCACTCTGACGGCTTAATTTCGCAGGCAAAACACACAACACACACATGGACGCAATCGACCTCGTCAGAGAACATTTCGCATCACTCGGCACGCGCAAAATCGACGTGCCGGAGTGGAAGCTAGTCGTGCACGCAACGCCGGTAACGCTCTCGGAAAAGAACCGGCTTTATCGTCGCAGCAAAGAGAACGACATGGAGCTTCTCGTCGATATTTTGATCATGAAAGCGACCGACGAGCACGGCGTGAAGCTGTTCACGATTGAGCACAAGCCGACGTTGTTGAACAAGGCCGACAGCAATGTGGTCGGCCGCGTCGCCAACGCCATTCTCGCGGACGACGCGCCGAAGGTGGACGACCTAAAAAACTGATTTACGGTGGGGAGGCGGCAGACCTCCTCGCCGTTTACGCGCTCGCGGATCGTCTGCACAAATTTGCCCACGAGGTGCTCGCGATGCCGGCTCAGGAACTGAACGGCTGGCTGGCTTACATCGAACACCAAAACCGAAAACTTAAAAACCATGGCTGAAGCATCATTCATACTGCGGGCGGTCGATGCGACGAGGGCGGCTTTTGCGAGCGTGCAGAACTCGCTTTCTAAGCTCCAGAACAGCTCAAAGGTTGCTGGTTCGGTCATGAAAAAAATGTTCAACGTCGAACAAATAGGTTCGGCGTTTGCGACCGCTCTGGGGTTAAACATTCAAAACATTTCCGAAAACATTGCGCGATTCATCACGGGGCAATCCAAGGAGGTCGAAAAACTTCAAGAGGAATTGATCTCGCTGGGAGACGAAGCAATCAGTTCGGCGGCTCAACTTGCAAAAGCTCGGAACACTGACACCCAAAATCTAAAGGCGCTGATTATTTCTCAGCAACGACTCAACGATCTTCTTTCAAAACCGGCAGGTGATTTGAAAGGGCGCGTTGAGGCAAAGAGGGCCGAGGTGGAGTTGAACAAGGTGAATCTTGAGATACTTGGTCTGACCAAAAAAGTTCAAGAGGAAGCCGATAAACAATTTCAAGAGGCCCAAGCGCGGAAAATCTCATTGCTTCGGGACAGTCAGAAAGCGTCCGAAGATGCCTTTGAGCAAATGATGGCCGCACAAATCAAGCTCAACGCAGAATTCCGAACCGCTAAAGACAAAGAATCAGCGGAGAAAAAATCACGGCAAGCGATTGCGGACTCCTACAAGTCGGCGATTGATCCGATGTTTGATTACGCCAACTCACTGAAAGAGCTTAAATCGCTGGCAGACGACGGGCTTTTGACCGAGCTGGAATATCTAAAAGCCGTTGGTCTAGTAGGAGACAAATTCGCAGAGTTGAATAAAACCCAAGAAACTTACGTCGAAACTCTGGGCCTAACGTCGGAAGAAACAGACCGGCTCCAAAGGTCTATGATGGAGCTGCAAATGATTCAAGAAGCCGGCAACCTAATCGCCCAAGGCTTCGAGGACGCGATCTTGAGCGGCCAAAAGCTCGGCGAAGTTGTTCGCTCGCTCGGACGCGATTTGGTTCGTCTGGTCTTTAGCCAACTGGTCACGCAGCCGCTCGCAGCCGGCATCGGCGGCGCAATCAAAGGCGCGTTCGGCTTTCGCGCAATGGGCGGACCCGTCGCCAGCGGCTCGCCCTACGTCGTCGGCGAAAAGGGGCCGGAGCTGTTTGTTCCACACGCCAGCGGCACCATCGTGCCGAATAACAAGATGGGCGGCGGCAGCGGATCGGGCAGCGGCGGCGTGACGGTCAATTACAACATCGCGGCGGGCGTCTCGCGCGCCGAACTCGTGCCGATCCTCGACCAAGAGCGGCGCCGGCTAAAGGCCGAGATCCCAGACATGGTTCGACGCGGCGGCGGATACCGTGCAGCCTTCGCCTAATCGTTATGGCCATCTCCTATCCACTCACGCCGCCGAGCCCGTTCAACCTCTCGCGCTTGTCGTTTACGGGCGTTTCTGCGACCTCGCGCAACACGTCGCCGTTCACGCTCCAGACCCAGCAATACAACTGGCCGGGCCAAGCGTGGCTCGGCTCGGTCGATTGTCCGCCCATGAAGCGAGCCGACGCTGAGGAGATCGTCGCCTTCTTGCTCAAAGCGCAGCGCGGCACGTTCTATTTTCAAGACTACGCCAACCCGACAAACCGAGGCGGCGTCACCGGCACGCTCAACGTAGCAACGGCGACTGCGAACGGCACGACGTTGACCTACACAAACACGGGCGGCTCTGGATCATTTGCAGTCGGCGACTGGCTGCAAATCTCGACCTCGCTTTACAAGGTCGTGCAATCCAACTCGTCAACGAGCGTCGATCTTTTTCCGGCTCTACGCAAAAGCTACGCCGGCGGCACATCGATCACCTACGCCAACGCCAAGGGCGTGTTCCGCCTAGCTTCACCAAGCACCGAGTGGGCCATCGGCGAGGCGAGCATTTACGGCGTCGGCTTTGCCATCGTGGAGGACGTTGAGTCGTGAGCATTACCACCGCAGGCCGCTCGCTCTCGGCCAACATGGTCACCGAGGTCAGCGCGTCGCAGCTCTCGCCGATCTTGCTCGCGTCGTTCTCGTTCTCGACTCCGGTTCGGCTTTGGAGCGGTTACGGCACGATCACCGTCGGCGCCGTGACCTACCAAGGCATCGGCACGCTCGGGACGATTTCGCCGGTCGAAGAGACCACCGACCTTTCGGCGCGTGGAATCAACTTTCAGCTCTCGGGAATCCCGAGCGCTTACGTATCGCTTGCGCTCACCGAGAACTACCAAGGCAAAGCGTGCTCCGTGCTATTTGGCGCACTCGACGCTACTGGCGCGATTGTCGCGTCGCCGGTGACGATCTTTGCCGGCCGCATGGACGTGATGTCGATCAATGATGACGGGCAAAACGCGACGATCATTATGAGCGCGGAAAATCGGCTCGTGGACTTTCGCCGGCCGCGTGAAGTGCGCTACACCCACGAGGAACAGACCAACTTGCACCCGGGCGATCTTGGCTTGGAATTCGTCACCGCGATTCAGGAAAAACAAGTTTATTGGGGCAACGCCAAGCTCGCGGCACCGGTTGACGAGGGCGGCGGCGAGACCGAGGTGACCTCTTACATGTAATGCCAGCACGCCGAGACAACTGGCCAAACCTTCTCGCGCAATTTATTGAGCAACGGCGCGAACAACCTTTTGCGTGGGGCTCGAATGACTGCTGCCTATTTGGGGCCGACTGGATTCAACTTTGCACCGGACTCGACCCGGCCGCAGTTCTTCGCGGAACCTACGACAGCGCGCTTTCTGGCATGCGCGTGCTCAAGAATCACGGCGGCCTGATCGGAACCATTCAAACTCACATGGAGCCTCTTGGATTCAACGCAATCGCCCAAGGATTGGCTGCTCGCGGCGACATTGCGGTGCGCGATTGTGGCAACGGTGACACCATGTCCATCGTGATAGGGTCGAAAATTGCTTATGTCGGGCAGGATGGGCTTTTGTTTGCTGACTTAAACGACGGCGTGGAAACGCGCTTCTGGAAAATCTAATCATGCCACAAGGAATCGTCTTTGCCATCGCCTACGCGGTCGGGAGTGCAGCACTAACCGTCGGCGTCACATCAGCAGCCGTTGCGACCGCAATCGGATACGTCGTCGCTTACTCAGCAATCATCGGCGCATCGATGGCCGCGTCGAAGTTGCTCGCGCCGAAAATGCCGAGCTTTTCGGACTCGTCGCTCTCGAACCGTTCGCAAATGGTCCGCTCGCCAATCTCGGCACGCGGCATCGTTTACGGCAAAAGCCGGGTCAGCGGGACGATTGTTTACCTCAGCACTACCGGCACCAAGAACGAATTTCTGCACATCGTCGTCACGCTCGCCGGCCACGAGGTCGAAGCGATTGACGAGGTTTATTTCAATGACGAGCTGGTGCCGCTCACCGGCAACACGCCGACCGGATTCTACAACGGCGTAGCACGCGTGAACAAAAAGCGCGGCGTTCCCGGCGACACAGCCGATGCCGATTTGATCGCTGACACTGCGGGCCTGACCGACGGCCGCTGGACAGCAGACCACAAGCTCTCCGGCATCGCCTACCTTTACGTGCGGCTGACGTGGGACGCCGAGAAATTCCCGAGCGGCATACCAAACATCAGCGCCGTGATTCGCGGCAAGAAGGTGCTCGATCCGCGCACCGGAAACACCGGCTACTCGGCCAACGCTGCGCTCTGCCTCCGCGACTACCTGACCGACGCGACGCTCGGCATGGGCATGACCTCGGCGGAAGTGGACGACACGGCTTTCGGCGTCGCGGCGAACATCTGCGAGGAGCAGGTGCAAATCCTTCCACTTTCTCCCACGGTTTACGAAGACCGCTACCAAGCGAACGGTGTCATCGTCACGAGCGCATCGCCAGACGAGAACATCGGCAAGCTACTCTCGGCAATGGGCGGGCTGATCGCCTACACCGGGGGCCGCATCGTTCCATATGCGTCGGGCTACCGCATCCCAACCGTCACGCTGAGCGAAAAGAACTTCGTCGGACCGATAAACGTCGTCACGCGCACGAGCGCACGCGACCGGGTGAACTCGGTCAAAGGCGTTTACGTGAGCGAGACGAACGCGTGGCAGGTCACCGACTTCCCGACGATCAGCTCGCCCACCTACGTCAGCCAAGACAACGGCAACGTCTTTTTCCGCGACGTGGTGCTTCCGTTCACGACTTCGCCCAGTTGCGCGCAACGGCTCGCGGTGCTGGAACTGCGCCGCGCTCGCGAGGAAATCACGTTCTCGGCTCGCTTCCGTCTCGAAGCGATGCAGGTCCGGGCCGGTGACACGGTCATGATTACCAACGAAAAGCTCGGCTGGTCATCGAAGGTCTTCGAAGTCATGGAGTGGAACTTTGCGAGCGACGGCACGCCGCCCCAGGTGTTCATCGACATGACGCTGCGGGAAACCGCTTCCTCGGTTTACTCGTGGACCGTCTCGGACGAAATCGCCGTGCCGGACTCGCCGAACACGACGCTGCCAGACCCGTTCACGCTCGGCGCGCCGACGAACCTTTCGCTCACGGCAGACGGAACGACTCAACTGGTGCAGGCCGACGGCACGATCTTGCCGCGGATCCGCGTTGGCTGGACGCCGCCAGCGGTCGAGTTCATCCAGTCGGGCGGGTCGGTTGTCATCGAATACAAGCCGAGCACGAGCACGACATACCTGACGTGGAACACCGTCGAGGGCGCACAGACCGAGGACTACATCAGCTCGGACGTGAAGATCGGCACGAATTACAACGTGCGGATTTACGGCGAGAGCTACTTTGGGATTTCGACTAGCTACCTCGCCGGCTCAATCACGGTCGCGCAGGACACGACGCCGCCGGCTATTCCGACCGGACTGAGCGCAGCCATCGGCACCGGCAAGGCCGTCTCGCTCGACTGGAATGACAACACCGAGCCGGACTTTTCGGAGTATGGCATTTATCGGAACGTCTCGGCAATCACGCCGGCCAACGCGAACACGGACAAGATCGCCGAGGTTCGCGCGTCGCGGTTCGTGGACACGGACGTAACCATTGGGACGACCTATTACTATTGGCTGACCGCTTACGATTCGGTTGAGAACGTCAGCGGCTTTACGAGCTACGTGCAGGCTACGCCGTCGGTCATCACGGCTGGGCCGATTGACCCGACTGCGCCGCTGCCGCCGAACGCTCCGACGCTGATCAGCACGACGGTTTACGTCTCAACGGACGGCACGAGCTTCGCCCGCGTTTCACTTACGGCGCCGCCGTTGCCATCGGGCGCGGTCGCTCTCGACGTGCTTTATCGGCGAACAGGCTCGAATGATTTCATCGTCGGAAATCAGATCAACTCGTCAGTCTCCTACGCCGTCACGATTGACGATCTTTCCGTCGGCGAGGCTTATCAATTCGCAGCGCGAGGCATTTCGTTCTCGGGAGCGTTGTCGCCCGTTTCGTCTTTGCTCAGTCAGACCGCGCCGAGTAACACGATTCTACCGGCTGCACCGACCGCATCGTTTATCGACGGACAATTTGCGCCACCCGTTTCTCAAGGGAGAATTCCGATGTTTGCAGTCGGGATGACGATCACCGCCGCAGCCAGCACCGACATCGCGCGAGTGCAGGCAAAGGTGGCCTTGACCAACGATCCAACCGACGGTTCGTCGTGGTATTCGGACGGAAACAACAGTCTATTCGACCAAGCAATGCCGGCGAATGGCAGCGTGCGAGTGGCCTTTTACGAAGTCTTAAGCACGACCGCGGGCTTCGGCTTTGCTCGCGTCATCTCTCGCAGCGGCGTCGCTTCGAACTGGACCTCGCTTGGAAGCGTGCAGGCCAGCCCCACGCTGATCAAGCGACCGCTTGGAACGGTCTCACAATTCAATACTGACGACGTGAGCACGACCGGCATCAAGACCGGTGGCGGCGCGAGCACTCGGCAGATCAACGTGATTTTCTCCGAGTCGGTCGTTGCCACTTTGGCCGGCGGTGCGGCGTCGGAAACTTTTGAGACATCGCTGACCAATCGCGGATTCAGCGCGAAGCCCGACATCGGAATAGCGCAGTGTGCATCAGACGGCAACATCTCGGCCGCTTACGATTTCGACGCAGCCGGCAACAGCAGCGTGACCGCAGTCATCCGCGTCTCGACAATCGACGGCTCAAACATCGGCGCAGGTGCTTACCGCTTCAGCGTCGAGTTTACCGACTTCACTTAATTTATGGCCTTTCAAAAAACCATCACCCTCGCCAGCGGAGTTTCAGGAAATTACATCCGGCTGATCACCTACCGCTGGGATCGGTCAACACGCGAGGCCGTCGCGTTGTTCGCGCTCTACCTCAACGCGCAGGCCGCGCAGTCAGGCAAGCACGCGCTCACTCCGTTCATCGCCAAGCTCCGCCTCGACGGCGCAAAGTTCGACCTCTACCTCGGCAACGCGGTGCTGAGCGAGCACGCGGCGATTGCGCAGCTTTACGCAGCGGCGAAGGCCGAGCCGGTCTCGTGCGACTTCGGATCTAACGTCTTCGCCGACGCCGTGGACGCGTAGTGATTCCACGCTGAGTCTGTTTTTTCTTCAGACGTAAGTCGTTGATTATCAACGCGCACGGATTGCGTGCGATACTTCGCGCACATTTGGCTTCACATCGCGGGGCGGATGTTTAGGGTTTTCGCATCGGAGGGAATTAACCCGACGACCAAAACAAAACAAAATGATCACCTCACTGCTCCAAGTTCACGAAGTCGCCGACAAAATGTTTTCAAGCGATTCTGCAATTATTTCGGTCAACATCCAAACCTCTTGGGGTCTCGTGACTGCTTTCAAGGATGGTTCCGTCAGGATGGCAAAGTGATAAACCTGACCCGCGCCGAAGTCACTAAGGCGCACTTTTTATCATGAAACGCCTCGCCCTTCTCATCGCGCTCTGCGCAACCGCGCACGCCGCTCCACCCGCCTCATTCTTCCGCGCTCTGCACATCGCAGAGACGAGCGGCAAGCGCGGGCCAATCCTCGGCGACGGCGGCAAGGCGCTTGGGCCGCTCCAGATTCACCGAGCATATCACGCGGACAGCCGCGTGGCGGGCGACTATTCACGCGTGGCCGATCTGGATTACAGCAAGCGCGTCGCGACCGCCTATTTGAAACGCTACGCTCCGGCAGCGTGGGCTGCGGGAGACGTCGAGACGCTGGCTCGCGTCCACAACGGCGGTCCAAAGGGCCACCTCAAGAGCGCGACCAAATCCTACGGCGTGCGCGTCAAAGCACTTTCCAAATGAAAGACACCCTACAAATCGCCGCTTACAGAAAGCAAATGAGCGGAAATATACACGCTATGTTTCGCGCTTGGATTGATCACGCAATCAAACATTCGATCATTCAAATCCAAGATGAAATAATCAAAAATCATTATCACGCAAAAGAAGGATGGGAACTTGCAGGAACTCGTGAGAAGAAAATTAAAGAGCTCGAAGAAATTATTGAGCGGCAAAAAGCTGATGCTGATTATGCAGCACGACCGATTAAGGAACCTCGAACACCGATTTCAGATCTAAAAATTCCAAGAAGAGTTCGCACGGTTTTACTCAACAAAGGATTTCAAAGCATTGGAGATGTTTTAGACAACACAGAGCGAGAAATTTCTAGGCTCCGAAACATCGGAAAAGGCAGCTTAAACATTCTAAAGGCCGAGCTCGCAAAACACGGTTACGCTTTGAAGAAAGAATCCAAATGACCACCGAACAACATCACGAGATCCTCACCGAGCTGCGCGCCATCCGCGCCGCTCTCGAAGCAAAGCCGCGCACGGCGCAAGCAACTGCTACCGCAACGACCGCGACGCCGGCCACTCTGCCACTCCCGGCGATTGCAATCGCGGACGCGGGATCGGTGCAGGTCCATTTCGGCAAGAACACTGGGACGCCGCTCTCAGCACTCAGCGACAAACAGCTTTTGTGGTATGGCGCGGATCGCCCGGAGCAGCTCAAGAAAGACGGCACACCATTTGCGCCACGCGAGGCCGACGTGTTGCTCAAGAACGCGTGCCGCACGCTCTGGCATCAGCGCAAGAGCGGCGCTCCAATCGCGCTCACGCCGCAGCCGGCAGACGACGGCGAGAACGTGCCGTTCTGATCTTTGTCGCCGGTATCGACGTAAACCAGAACCCTACGACGGCGCTCGTGCCGGTGCGAAAATACGCGAGCAACACTTTCCCGAAAGGAAACCCGCCGGCCAACGACGACCGGCGGGACACACGAAACACACACAACGATACAACATGGACACCAACGTAAAAACAGAGATCGCGGTCGCAGAGACCGCCACCAAAGCACCGATTCAGTTCGGCCAAAACGGCGTGCAATTGCAGAGCATCGACGAGGCTTTCCGCTTCGCTCGCGCCGTAGTCGCATCGGGCTGGGCACCGAAGGGTATGGAGAAACCGGAGAGCGTAATGATTGCCATCCAGTTCGGGATGGAGATCGGACTCACGCCGATGGCGGCGCTCCAGAACATGGCAGTCATCAACGGTCGCCCGGCAATCTACGGCGACGCGGCGCTGGCGCTGGTCCGCTCCAGCGGGCAGCTCGTCTCCTACAAAGAGACCGAAGTCGGTGAGCCGGGCAAGGACTCGCACGGCTTCACGGTCACGGTGCAACGCCGCGGATTCGATGCAGCATCGGAAACCTTTACAGTGGGCGACGCAAAGGCCGCGAAGCTCTGGGGCAAGGCCGGGCCATGGACCGACTATCCCAAGCGGATGTGCAAATTCCGGGCACGCGGATTCCTGCTGCGTGACCAATTTGGCGACATCCTCAAGGGCTTGCGGACCGCCGAGGAAGCGCGGGACATGCCAGCAGAGATCAACGTCACGCCGCTGGCCGACAAGCTCGCGGGCGGGCTGAGCGAGGCAATCAACCAATGAGAAAAATACCCGAGAGACAGTCAGGCGTGCCGACCCGCCGCAAAGACGTGCACGTCGAGATCGCGAAGCCGAAGCGCAAGCAGGCCGTCGATGAGACGACTTACAGCCGAAACAAACTCGGCATTGCGGTGGACAGTCGCGGGCGATTCATCGGCCGGCGCGACATCGAAAAGGGCGCGGCACATTTCTGGAACTCACGAAGGAAAACAACATGAACAACGACAACGTAATCAAATCACAGGCTATCATCACCGCGGCGACGGAACAGTTCCGAAGCCTGCTCGAAACCAACTTCCGCAGCATCGCGAAAGCGGCGCAGGACGGATTCACTGACGACGAGGAACAGACCGAGCCAAAGGCCAAAGCCACGTTCGCCGTTGAATGGGACGCGCTCGCAATGGCTCCGAAGGTCAGCGTCAAGGTCGGCTGGTCGGTGCGGTTCAAGGACGAGAGCGAGACGGAGATCGACCCGCTGCAATCGAAGCTGGGGCTGGAGGTGCAATCGTGAGCTTGGTAATCCATTCAGAACCTTCGAACGCCTTCGTTACGCCCGGCAAAGAAGTGCTCCGCATCACTGCCGACGGGCGCATGATCATGGGCGAAGGCTTGAGCGCGGAAGACGCGACGCAACAAGCGGCAAGGCTATTGATAAAAGCCTTTAGTGAACAGATCGAGGCAATGATTGAGAGACGGCTCGCGGCGGGCAAGGAGGGTAAAGAATGAGCACGCCTACTAACGACGGAGGACCGGCGTTTCCATGCGAAAGCTACGGTCACAGAAACGGCAAGGAAACAACCGTGCCGGCACAAGGCATGACCCTACGCGACTACTTCGCGGGGCAAGCGTTGGCCGGTGCGGTTGGCTTTTCGCCTTCCGACCCTTTTAGGAGATACCACCAACCTGAAGATGTTGCAGCGGCGTGCTACCGATTTGCCGACGCAATGCTCGCCGCACGGGAGGCCACCAAATGAGCGCCGAGACCATCGAAGCCTACCACGCCAACCCGGCGATCAGTCACAGCAAGCTGGAGTGCTACCGCAGGCGGCCGGCGCTCTACTTCAAGAAATACGTGGCGAAGACGTTGCCTCAGCCGGAAGAGACGGGCGCGTTCCGACTCGGCTCGGCGGTGCACTGCGCGATCTTGGAGGAAAAGGAATTCGCCA